TCAACTCTCTTTCGGAGCCAACCCCATGAGCGTCTCCCCGGTTGTGGTGACCGAGTTCTCCCGACCGAAGAGCTCGAAGCGCACCTTGACGCCACCCGCCGCGTCGATCTCGACCACTTCGCACTGGAAGCCCTCGAACGGCCCGGCCCGGAACATCGCCCGATCACCGGTCCGCACACGCCGCGCCGCTGCTGCCTTGCGCCTCTGCTCTTGCCGCTCATCTTCCTGCCGGAGATCGCGCGCGCGCATCTCATGGAGCGAGGCCAGACGCTTCGGACCAAGCACGCCCCACTGACCATCTGATCGGCAGAGCGCTCCGGTGAGGAAGGGCGAGGTGAGCACACGGTGAGGCACCGGCACACCTCCGAAGCGCGCGAAGACATAGCCCGGCAGATACCGGCGCTCATACTCACGCACCCGACCGCGCACCCGAGTTCGCCGAGATGTCACCGGGTGGAAGGCGTAAACACCGCGCGCAGCAAGCCAACTCTCGGCCTGACGCTCCTGTTGCGGCCGGCAGAGCAGCGCGTACCAGCAGCTCGACCCGGCCTCGAACAGCGGCGCGGCGCCGCCCTCGGTCGGAATGGTGTCGCCGACCTGAAGGGTCAGGAAGCTCCGGACCGCATCGTGTTCGTTCGCTCGCATTGGCTTCACGTCCTTTCCTCCGGCAGCAGGGCCATCGCCCGCGTCTCGATCTCATCCATCCACGCCAGGAACTGCAGATCATCGTGGCTGGCCACGCCGCGCCTGCGGCGGTCGGCCTTCACCCGCCGCTCACTGTCCAGTTCCTGCGCCCTGCCCCGCACCCGCATCCAGTCGCCATCGGTCAGCGGCGGGCGCTTGAACTTCGTGAGGAACAGGAACTCGGAGACCAGCGTACCCTCGGCCAGCGCCTGCCGCCCGCGCGCCGAACCGAACCACGAACAGATCGTCGGGTGCTCCTCGAGCGGACGCGGCGCGACCTGTTCGGCGAAGGGCACGATCGTCGCCATGCGCGGCCAGCCGCGCCGGTCCTTCCCCTCGCCCCGCGTCTTGAGGAAGTCCCGCAGCTGCTCCAGCTGCGCGTCGGTCATGTACGCCATGCTGTCGGCGAGGTTGGTCAGGAACTTGGCATGCTTCTCCTCGCGGACATCGCCGGGCTTGCGAAAGCCCCACTCGGTCAGCGGAGCGATCAGCAACCGGCGCACCCGGTCGCGCTTGGTCTCGGCGGTCATGGTCTGCTCATCCGTCATGACCGGCCCCCTTCTCAGCAAAGCTGCGCGACGGACTTATCCACAGCCTGCACGGTCGGATCGAAGTGCGACGGTTTTCTCCTGTCTTTTTCTTTTTCATTTCTTTCTCCTTTCCTCTCATGCAGCCGACAGAATGTCGGCGGTTCTGTCCGCATTCCGTCCGAAACTGTCACGCGGACAGAAATGGACAGAACCGGACAGAAGTTCAGATGCGCCAGGCAGTCACGCCGAGCGCTTCCATTCCTTCCATGATCCGCGCGACTGTGCGGTTGCCTGTCGGGTAAGTGTCGTTGAGCCAGTGGTGGAGCTGGACGATGAAGCGGGGGTTGCCCGAGAGTCGCTCGTCACCGAGATCGGCCACGCTTTTGCGGAGCCTCGCCAACGCCGTCCGCTCGCGCTCGGCGGCGGCTCGGTCCGCGTTCTTATCCCGAGATTCGATCGCGTCGAGCACGACCTCGACCACCACGTCGTGCATCAGCCTGACCTCGCCCGTGCCGGGAATGCGACACAGCCGCCAACCGTAGAGCGGGGAAATGTCGCGTCTGGACCAGCCCTGCCACGCCTCGACGGACATGCCGACCAAGCCCGCCAGCAGCCCGTCATCGTTCGGGAGCGTTCCGACGGGGTTCTGGTATCGAGACTTGCACCAGAGCGCCTGAGCGATCGCGAGGACGGCCCATTCGTTGCGCTGCGTTGCGCGGGTGTAGAAATCGCTGTTCAGCCAGCGGTCATAGTGGAATTTGAAGTAGGAGTGCGCCTCAAGGCGCGTCCCGGAGGGCAGCGGGTATTCCGGCAGGTCTGTGTTGTCCCGCGCAAGCGTGATCGTCGCCGTCGTCATGTCTTCCCCGCTTCATTGAAGGACCGGATCGCGCGACCGGCCCAGTACCGCGCCAGCTCACGCCACAAGCGCATTTTGGCGTCATCGAAAGCCGCAACGTCGCCATCGAGGCGCGCATCGCACAGCGCTCGACTGGCGCCCGCGACCTCGCGCAGATCCTCATCCGGCGCACCGCCCAGATCCCGCAGAACGGCGTCGAGGCGCACCAACAAGTCCGGGCATAGGTCCATGCCACCCCGGAACAGGGCGACAGCTGTCGCCGTCGTCACAAGCCGCGCGCGCGGACCCGGAGCGCCCCTCATTCTGATCCCCCGACATCCTCGATGAAGCCCCGAAGGAGTGCCGCGGCGGCCTCAAGGTCAGCCAGGAAGGCCACGGCGGCGCGCCCGTCGAGCGTTCCATTCACGACAGGACGCGTCTCCGCCGGCTGGAAACCGCCCGGCCGCAATGACCAGCCGCGCGTGCCGCACTCAAGCTGGTGCAGGCGCAGATCGAGATGCCCGAACTTCGTCGTGACCGAGTGCACGATCGGCACCCTCTGTGCGCCCTGCCCGCTCATGCTGCGCTCACGCGCCGCATCGCACGGACCTCACGCTCAGCGACCAGCCTCATGACCGCCGCCCTGATCCGCTCCTGCGCGACGGGGTTCTGACGTCTCAGCGCCTGCGACACATATCCAGACCAGCCGAAACCAAGCTGCCGACTGGCCTCAGCGCAGGACGGGAAACTCACTCCGTAGAGCGTCACCGGCTTCAGGCGCGGCAGCGGCGGCGACACCTTTCTGGCGACCCGATCCGGATCACCCATGCCAATTGCCGCCCAAACCGTGTGCGGGGAGACCCCGAAATGTTCTGCTGCCGCATGGGCGTCGGGAAAGTCCACTCCGCGGATCCGCACAGGCATGGGCTCGCGCCCAACCCGACCAGTTCCGACCCGGTGAAGCGTCCCACGCTTGGCTGCGATACGCACCGCGTCCGAAGACACGCGGAGCGCCGCTGCCGCAGCGGCGGCGGTCTCGTATGTCACGCCCCTGATCTCGAGGTCGCGGTATCTGGTCTCACCCATTGCGCCCTCCCGGAGCCTTCCACCAGCGCACCGGCATCCCGCCGTCGCGGTTCTCGGGCTTCTGGCACGCGCAATAGGGCAAGCCCTGGTCGGCGCATCGCTGCACGAACTTCGTGTCGCCATCCCGGAAGCGCTTGAACGCACCCGCGATCGAGGACCGCGTCCGCCCAGTGCGCTCCGCCATCTCAGTGAAGGTCAGGCCGTGCTCGTCTCTTAGATCGAGCAGATGCAGAAGGCCTTCGTCATCGGCCCGACTTGGTGCTGTCGACGCCATGTCAGACCTCCCCCATGAAAGACCCCGGCGCCGCAAGCGACACCGGGGCAAGGTTCAACAGGGAGGTGCGCCGAGGCCCCGCGGCGCTCGGGATTGAAAAGGGTGCGCAGGGCATGCTGGCAACTGGGGAGGAGACAACCAGCTCGGGGACAGCCCCGCGCACCAGTTGGCGAGGTTGGATCCTCGCCAGGCAGGCCCGATCAGGTCGGGCATTCGAATTCTGAAAAGAGAGCGTCACGTCAACACCTCCCACGGCGCCGCCGGCATCGTGACCGGCGCGGCCAGGGCAACGCTGCTGTTCGTGGTGGCGTAGGGCACATGCGCGATCGTCACGCCATCGCGGGTCTCGCGCGCCAGCGGCTTGCGGTCCTCGCGCGGGCCGCGCTCGAACGGGCGCATGACCGGCGGCCGCCCGAGAAGATCGGACGCGGCGCTCATTTCGAGGCTGCCCGCATCGGCACGGCCCCCTTGGCGCGCGACTCGCAGAGGTCGGCCATCTCGCGATGCTTCTCGGCAGCTTCTCGATGCTCGACGACGGCGCGGCTCCAATCTTCTTCGCTGGATGACCGCGCCGCCTTGAGACCCGCCTCAACGGCCTCACCGTGTTCCTTCGAAATCTCTCCGATCAGGTCATAGGGGCAGTCGTTGACCGGCGCGTTGTGCGTCTGCGCCCTGTAGCTGTCGAAGCAGGCGTTTTTGGTGGCGTCCTGCAGGGCCCAGGCCCAAAGCAGGGGCACCTCGGCATTGCCGTGCTCGATCCGGCTCAGCGTGCCGATGCTGATGGAGTGGCCCACAGCCGAGGTGATGACCGCAGCGGCAGCTTCCTTGCCACCCGCCTCGGTCACGAGGTTCTTGAACATCTGCGCGGCGACTTTGGACTGCATCTGAAAGGCCTTTTCCTTCGGGTTGACAGGGTGTTGCGCCATGCAAGGGGCATGAAAGAGCACGAAATTCTAGGAAGCCTTCTCGGCGGGCGGCGAGACCCACGCAGAAACGGGTACCGCGCCACCTGTTATGCGCTCGATTTCAGCAGCCTTCTCCCAGGACGGCTTGGCGCCGCCGAGCCATCGGTTAACGGTAGGCTGGCTGACATTGACGGCCGCGGCGAATGCGCTTTGCGTCATATCGGCGGCCTTGAGATATTCTGCGAGGATGCTCATGAGCGACTTATACGCTGAGCGTATTTCACGGTCAATCCGTCAGGCGAATAATTATCCGTTTGCGGGAATAGCCGACTCCATGCCGGTCTGCGACATAGCAGCCATGAAGAACCTCAAGCGCATACGAGCCGCCCGCGGCTGGTCGCAGGCGACGCTAGCCGAAGCAGCCGGCGTGAAGCAGGCAACGATCTCACGCATAGAGAGCGGCACGAACAACCCATCGCTCGCAGTCGCAGATCAGATAGCCGAGGCTCTGGGCGTTAGTACCGTCGAGCTTTTCGGCATCCCGGAGCTGGAACAGAGATTTCTGGAAGCCTTTCGCGCAGCAACGCCAGAACGGCGCGCCGCGCTTCTGACGCTACTTGAGAACGATCCTTCATAGTTGATTCCTCCTCACCAGTCTCAACATATCGCGTCGCTGCCAAAATGTGGCGCTCGTAATCTGACGACATCAATATCCCCTGAAAGTTCCACCTTCGTTCTAGTATAGCTACAGCACCGCGTCAGTATTAAGTTCGACAATTATACGCGATACGTATTGACCGCTCGATACGCTCGACGTATTACACATCCCATCCCCGCCGAAGACGCCACCCGGCCGATCGCGGGTTCTGACACCTCAGATGGGAGGGACGCATGTTCAAGACAGGGACTTTCACCGCCGTTTCGCGCACACTCTGCTCGCCCGGCGTCGTGCATCTGGCACCCGCCGCCGCGCAGAACGCGTGGCTCGCCGCCAAGGAAGCGCGCGGCCAGGCACTCGGCGCCGCGCAGCTGGCCCGGCTCGAGGCCATGCCGAGCCACTACCCCGGACACGCCGCGATCCCCGAGGCCCCGTTCGTCGAGGTGATCGACCTCGCCGATCTCGAAGACATCCCGGCCCCGACGCCGAGCGCGCCTGAGGCCGGCCTGCGCCGCGCCATGCCCGCAATCCGCGCGGCGGTGGCGAAGTTAGGGCCCGGCGGAGACGCGGCATGAGCAGCTCCGACATCCAGCTTGGCCCGACCAGCGGCAGCCGCGAGATCCAGATGCACACCGACGCCCTGATCCGCCTTGACGGGGCAGTTGACGACGGCCGGCCCCGCGATCCCGCCGGAGACGGCCGCATGTGCCAGACCTTCGAGCGCGACACCGACGACGATCTCGTCTGGCGCCCGCCGCTCCTCATCGTGATCGCGGCGATCCTCGTCTGGGTGTGGACCATTTTCCAGATCCTTCAGATCGTCCACGCACCGCCAGCCCCCGACACTGCCCCCGGGTTTTTCGAATGACAGCGCCCGCCATCACTCACGGATACGCGCCTGTCCCGCTGCCGGGCGACCAATTGTGGTATGCCCGGCAGCTGCGCGCCCTGCCCGGCTGGCAGCTTGGCGAGATCCCGGATGACGTGATGCTCGAGGCCTGCAGCACGGTGATCGCGCTGTCGCACGCGCCCGACGAGATCGCCTCGGCGCGCAAGCTGGCCGCCGTCCTGATCGGGGAGATAGCCAGCGCCGGAGGTGAGCATGACAGCGTCTGACACCCCGCTCGCGCAGCGCGCCGGCATCCTTTGCAACGATGCGAGGTTCCAGCGCTTCGCCGCGGCCCGCTCGGGCTTCGAGGATGGCCAGTTCTGCGCCAGCGCCGCCGCCGAGTATCTGCGCGGCTTCTGCCGCATCGGGAGCCGCCGCGCGCTCGACACCGACGAGAAAGCCCGCGCCCGCTTCAGCGTCCTGACCACCGAGTTCGACGCCTGGACGGGCCGGATCGCAACCCACCGATAACCGAATGCCGGGCATTCCGCCCGCATCCCCCTGCCGCACATATCTTGGCCGGTGCGCGCGGCAGGGGGCCACTCATCAGACGGAGGGCCTCATGCTCCACCATCGCAAGGAAATTACAGCGACAAAGGCCAGCGCCACGATCCAGCTCGACGCCCTCAAGCGCGCCACCAGGATCCTTAACAAAGTCGTCGAGCCCAGAAACACGATCCCGGTGCTGTCCTATGTCAAAATCATGATCGCATCCGACAGGATCACCCTCGAGGCCACCGATCTGGACAACGCTGTGACTATGGAGCTTGAGGCGGAGACCACAGGGGATGCAGCTTTCATGGTTGGAAAATCTGTGCTCGCCGGGCTCACCTCCATTGCATCGGGCGCCATCACTGTATCGATCACAGCGAATGGCCCGCAGCGCGGCGCGAGCAGCGCGGATACGATTCTCCTCAGCGACGGCGAAACGCTGATCCGGCTGAACGACCACATGCCGGTGGAAGACTTTCCGCGGCTAGAGGCGCCGGAGAGCCTCCAATGCGGCAGCGCGCACCTGAGCCTCAGCCAAGATCAAGTGGAACGGCTTCTCAGCCTGAGCAGACACTGCGTGAGCACCGAGATGACGCGCTATTACCTGAATGGCATCTTCCTCACCAACAGGCCGGATGAGAGCTCTTTGCGGGCGGTGTCGACAGATGGACATCGCATGGCGGTGATCGATGCAGACGCCGAGGTCGATTTCAGCAGCACCGGCAGTCCAGTCCTGATCGTAGCAGCCAAGACCGCAGACCTCCTCAGCCTGATCATCGAGAAGGGCAGCAACGAACCGGTCACCTTCAGGTTCGCAAAGACATTCCTCTCCGCTGAGGTCGCTGGAGTTTCAATTCGAGCGAAGACGATCGACGGCACATATCCAGACTACACGCGTGTCATCCCACCTCAGAGCAAGGCTCTGGTCGCACATTTGAGCGGCAGCGCACTTCGCCGGATGCATAAGGCGGCAAAGGCCATGGCCAGCAACTACCGGCCAATCGCGGAGATGAATTTCAAGGAGGGGAAAATCAGCGCCCGAGGTCCGAGCATCACAGATGACACCTCAATCACAATGCCCCTGCAAGCAAGGCGGGAGGAGGCCTGCACCCACGAGTGCGCAGGCTTCAATCTCAACTACCTGCGCGACCAAGGGGCTGTCACGCCAACCTTCACGCTTACGACCATGAGCCCCGGAGATCCGGCGAGGATCCAATCGGATGACCCCGACGCGCTCTGGGTCCTCATGCCCATGCGCCTTTGAACGGAGAGATGAAATGCTGGACGAGATCTCAGAAACCGCAGCAACCGAGATGCGCCGGGCCGACGAAGCCAGGAAGAAGACGCGCGGCTCCCCGCCCATGAAATCAGACCCTGAGTTCGAACAGGCCGCGACGAACGCATACGGCGTGGCCGCCGGCGAACTTCGGAGTTTCGTGGAGCGCTATGAGCGCCTCGAGGCTGAGAAGAAGGAGATCGCAGACCAGCAGAAGGAGGTCATGGCCGAGGCCAAGGGCCGCGGCTACGACGTGAAGGTCCTGAAGAAGGTCATCGCGCTGCGCAAGCGCGACAAGGACGACATCGCCGAGGAAGAGGCGGTGCTCGAGATGTATAAAGCCGCGCTTGGGATGGAGTAGACTATGCCCCTGCCAGATCTCGAACCGATCACCGACAGCCCGGAGCTCGCCCGCATTGGGAAGCCGCAAGGCCCGGAGGCCCCGCCGGCCGGGGACGCCATCCGCCTGGAGTTCATCCCCGTGTCGGCGCTGACGGTGGATCGGCGATACCAGCGCCGCACCAGCGATGGCTCACGTTCACGCATCCGCAAGATCGTGAGCGACTTCTCCTGGTCAAAGTTTGGTGCGATTGCCGTGACCGAGGTGCATGAGGGGCTCTATGCCATCATCGATGGCCAACACCGCGCCCTCGCCGCCACGCTGATTGGAGCCGAAGCCGTACCAGCAGTGATCGCGCGCGGAGATCTCGCCGCCCAGGCCAAAGATTTCGTCGGGATCAACTCGGTTCGCACCTCGGTGGCCGCGATCGACAAATTCCGCGCGCGCGTCGCTTCCGGTGACGTGGTTGCCATCGCCGTCGACGAGATGCTGAAGGAGCTAGAGATCAGCACAGACGTTCCCGCAGGCGCCGGCATCCGGCACAAGGAGACGCGCGCGGTGCGCACCCTCGAGAAGCTGCAGAAGCGCCTCGGCCGGGGCGTCGTCTTCACCACGCTCGAGACAATGCTCGACGCCCAGCCCGGCCAGAACAATTTGCTCACCGCCTTCGCGATCGACGCCACCGCCACGGTGGTCGGAAAGATGCTCGACGCGGGACGCGAGCTCTCACGCCTGGACACTGTGCTTGCCGAGACCGATTTCGAGACGCTGAAGGAAGAGGCCCAGCAACTGCAGAAGCTCACCGGCGGGCAGACCTCGGCAAAGGGAGCGCAGCTGCTCCTGCAGCGGGTGAACAAGGGGCTCCGGGAGAAGATCGCGTGACCAACACTCCGCCGCGCGTCGCCTGCAGGTCGACGCACGACCAGCGCCAACAGGAAACACCGCAGGAGGTCGACTGATGCCAGCACCGCGCCCGTCCAGAGCCGTGATCCGCAACGCAATTGAGGCCGCTCAAGCGTGCGGCCTGCCCATCGAGGCCGTCGAGATCACGCGCGACGGCGCGGTCCGAATCCTTGCCACCGCAGACGGCCCCTTGGTATCAACGCGCAGCGATGATGGAGGGAACACATGCGACGGCCTGTTCGGGGAGGCGTCAGGTTGAAGCATCTGAACCGATCCGGCGCGTTCCCGAGCGGCAATCCACGCTTCTACTTTCGCCCGAAGGGAGCGAGAGGCAAACCACTGCCAGACCTACCGACGGAAGACCCGAAGTGGCACGCGGCGTATACGGATTTGCTGACCGCCTACGAAGGCGGGAAGCCGTCTCCGACAGTCAGGCACGCCACCGGAACCATAGGGGCGGCCCTGCGCGCCTTCCTAGCGTCTGACGCCTACCTCGCCCGAGCGCAATCGACCCGCGCCGTCTGGCGACGCATGATCGAAGATATCGAGGCACGGTATTCCAACGCTCGCTTGAATGATCTGAGGTCGCGGCACATCCGACAGGATCTAGCACGTCTCGACCCTCACCCGGCGAACAACCGCCTCAAGGTCTGGCGCGGTTTCTGCCGCTGGTGCCTCGACGCGGGGCTGATCGACAGCGACCCCGCTCGAGACGTGCGCAAGCGGGCCACCCCGGACAGCGATGGGCACACGGCTTGGACGCGCGAGGACGTGGCCGCATTCCGCGCCCACTGGACGCACAACACGCCGCAGCGGCTCGCCTTCGAACTGATGCATCGCACCTGCGCCAGCATTGGCGATGCCTGTCGCCTCGGCCCCGGCATGGTGCGTAATGGATGGCTGACCTACAGGCGGGCCAAGAGTAAGAGCGAGGCCACGTGCCCCTTCTCAGCGCCCGGCCCCGCATGGTTCGAGGCTGACGACCACCTCGCCCGTTGCCTGTCCAGCGCCCCGAAGCACATGACATTCCTCGTCACGCGCACCGGCGCGCAGCGATCGCACAAGGCCGCAGCTCAGTGGTTCAGCCGAGCGTGCAAGGACGCCGGGCTTGTCGGACTGACGGCCCACGGCATCCGCAAGCATCGGTCGAGTGTGTTCAAGGAGAATGGCGCGAGCCCGGAACAGCGCATGGCGATCCTGGGGCATGAGACAGAGTCGGAGGCCGCGCGCTATAGCCGTTCGGCGGACCTTCGGAAGATCGTTTCAGGAACAGAAGTTCCAACTCACCCCGAACCGAGTTCCAATTCGGGCGATTTTCTTAATGAAATCAAAGCCCGAAAGTGA